AGTTGTCGCTTGTCCCAGAATGCTCGTTCTTCGCCTTCACAAGTACGCATCTTTGCTTGGATCTCTTGACGTTCTGTATACCAGCGTTCTAGTAGTCCAGGCACTACGCCTTTCTTTTCGTGCGTGAGGATCGTTCCGTTAGCAGTTAAGATCCAGGGCTTGTTACTATCAAAGATTAATCGCCATACGTCTGCGGCGCTCAGTGTGTCATCACCACCAAGTTCCCAGTCAATGGTAATCTCCGTACCTACATCCATATCCATAACGGCTTTGTATTCTAGAGTACCAAACATTCCTTCCCAAGCACCAGCAAATGTAGCACCGCTCTCTATTCTGCTTGCGATATGTTTCTCAGTCATGGACATCCTAAGTTGTCCAACAATAGTTTCTGGAGCCATATTTAACGAACGGATAATACTAGGATACAGACTGTTTAAATCGATACTGCCAACCCAGTCATGTAACCCACGTTTAGGAGTTGCAACATAAGCACCAGCCGCTCGTACACGTTCTTCGTCTCCGTGGTGTTTTCTATTAGGAACAATCAATCCTTGGTCATGTGCTTCGTTAATAATTGCCTGTTCAGTCACAGCAACCGCGCCCATTGTAGTAGCAAGTAACACGGTGTTTGCATGTGCAAGTTCGTTACTCAAGTCAATGAACCTGAGCTTCTTATCTAACTTGTCTAGCAGTGCAGTATCCTGTCTGTTGTAGTCAATAAACTTTTTAAAGTCTTGGTTGTATAATTGATCCAGTGTGCCTTCGTATTGTACCTTGCGCTCATTAAGTTCATATTCACCAATAGCATCCAGTGCATAACTATGTCGCTCTTCATAAGTGTACTTGCGATACAGTTGCATATAGTCTAGATGCTGTCTGCCAATTAAGTCATATGTGTTTTGCTCTGAGCCAAAGCGTTCAAACGTGCGCTTCTTGGGATATTGTCCAAACAAACAGAACTTACGAGTGTCATCCTTGCTTAGTATACGGATAGTACGGTTAACAGTGTATGGAATATCATATCCTTCACTGTTCCATCCACTAAGAACATCTGCGTCCTCAATAAGTTCTAGAAAGGTAGATAGCATCTCACCTTCTGTTTCAAACAAAAACGTATTGGAAAACTCGCTTACTAGATCCTTTGCAGATTCCATGCTTAAACTTTTAGGAGGAATCGCCAATGTAATCATTTGATCCAACCAATTTAGATATAAACTGATAGCCGTAATAGCATTAAAGGGATCGTCTGGACTACTATACCCACGTTCGGGATCAAAGTCTACCTCAATATCGAAAAAACAAGTTTGCAGTTTAGGAGCATCAACACCCAAGTAGTTATCTGCTAGACAACGGAACACTGGATTGAAGTCACTCTCCCATAGAGAACCTCTATCGTGCATCCGTACTTCCTTCTGGAACTCCTTGCCGTGCTTTGTGCTGAATCGAGATACAGGATTACCGTAGACAGTTTTAAATTTGCCACGCGGATCGTTATAATAAAACACATAGTTAGCAGGGAACTCTTTGTATTCCCTGCGTCCTTCTACACGTTCTACTGCATGGATCCTATCATGCTGTTTATCAAACCAAGCGTCGACATAGCTCATACAATTAATCCTACAATGTATATTAATGTTAACATAATGTTAAGCCATAGTAAACTGTTTTCTTTCCACAGATATCCTACAGCAATCCATAGTGCATTGCCAACGATAAATGCCGCGTGATGCCAGTACCATTCAGGCACAAAGCTCGCTAAACTTGCCGCTCCTACTAATACAATAGTAGCTAGCCAACTTAGCCATTGATGTGGTTTCTTTTCTTGACTCATAAAATCCCCCAGTAAAGCTGAATTAACGGATTATACTCCTACTGGAGTTTGCCAACGGTAGCTAAGATATTCTCGAGTTCCGCTAAATCTTCGCTATGCTTGGAGAAGTCAGCCTTGTATGCTGTTTTAACTGCTTTTTTAAGTACTGATGGTTTAATCTCAAACTCTTCTGCAACTGCTTTAACAGTATCATTGAGTCCTTCAGAAAGGTCATCAACTTCCTGCATAACAGTCATGCCTTCTTGGATTAAGTGTGTAAGTTTTGCTTTTTGTTCTTGCGTAAAGACGCGGTCGCCGTTGCTCATGTAAAATTCCTCTTGTAGGTTATATTATTTGTTATATTAACATACTTATTTGGTTATCGCAACCTAAATGAGCTATTCTTTGGGAAAAGCCTCGTGGTATGGAAAATCGTATATTACTAGTTCTGTTCTTTCAGTACGTTCAAATCTATCTTTAATTTTACGTTTCTTGAACTCTCCCATGGTTGCCTTACCGCCCTCTGCTTTTTTCTTGGCTTTGTTTAATTCTCGTTGAGTAGTAGCATCATATATAAATCTATAAAGTCTGTCTTTCTTCTCAACCATAGCCCAAAGAGTAATCCACTTTTGGTTATCAAAGTTACCAGTAGTGTGGTGCTTGTATATAAATTTAGCTGGCTTTCCGTGCATCGGAACTCCGATAAACTCTTTGTTGGTGTCAAAACTTATCCAAATAGCGAAAAATACGATAGGGATAATTAGAAACTTCTGCCAGGAAGATTCAACAAACATAGGAATCATACAGACTAATCCAGCAAACATCCAAATTGCAGCTAGTTGAGTAGTAGTAATGTTAAAATCAAACATTTATCCTGGTCCTCCTGGAGCGAATGGATCCTTAAATTTGTTCATGTTGTCTGCTTTATTAACAATTAGATCAGTATTGTCTAAATTTAATTCAACTTCACCGTCGTCTGTTATTACAAAACCTAGAGCATGTACTTCATCGCCGGGGCCATTTAAGATTAATTTTTTAAGTATTACCTCTTTGTATGGATTAAGTTGAATTAACTCAAACGTAATTGTTTCAGGCTTTGTGTACTGGTCAATCTTTTTAGAAAACCAATGCCCAGTAACAGTTACTGATCTAGGAACTCTGCTTCGTATAGTTAATACCTCTCTATTAATTTCAACGAGAACCTTTTCTCCAGTAGTTTTATTAAAAATTGCATCGTTCCTATACCCTAGATCATCTCTATCTAAGTTCATAAGTCCTTTATTTTTTACACCAAAGCTAACAATGTTATCTAGATCATCTTGAATCCACATGTCTATGTCTGTTGAACTTTTTGGATCCCAGGACATTATTACCATGTACTCAGCTTTAGGATCGAAGTCATGCTTTTTGGCTACTGGGTTAATCAGCATAAAAGCTAGGATAAACATAAATGTAAACCCTACTAGTAGATTGAATAAGAGATCGATAAACCCGAAGCTACTCTTGTACTTCTGTTGTGCTGACATCCCAACTGTTCTCCAAAATAACCATTTGTGCTTTTATTAGGACTGAGCAAATTAATCCGATTAAAGTAGTACTGAGTGCAGTACTCATTCCAATGGCCATGTCTGCGATTGCTGATTGAACGTTAGCGATATTTGTAACATCAAGGTTACTAAAGGCACTGCCTAGCATAAGCAAAAATCCTGCTACGGTGCCAATCATTCCTAGAGTAATCATAGCCTCGCTGGAAAACCATACGTAATTGCTTAATGACTGTGCTTTTTTATCTTGGTAGTTTTTGCTAATATATCCAGTAAGCATTGTTGTTAATGCAAATACAGCAAGGATCCCCATGCTAATTTTAGTAACGTCGGCATCCCAAAGCGCCTGCCACCAACCTAGTTCGTTGGCAACTACACTAGCAAATACAATGCATGTTACTTGTACCCACCACTTTAAGAGGGTAATATTTAAAGATTTCATTAATTAGATTCTACCCATTTCTGAAATGCTTCTAGAGCTTCAGATTCTGAACCGTAAGAACCTGTGTCAAGGGTAGCTACCTGGGTGTAAAATTCTTGTGGATAAAACTTATCTTTCCACTCAAATCCGCCGTCTCTCACTTTAACATAGATTTGAAAATCGTTTTTGCGAGAATCGCCGTCGTCATGCATAGTATTACCAAGCGCATATTCTTTGCCATTCTTTTCAGTTTTTTGTACAAGATCAAAGTCACGGTTAGCGACTAGTTCCATGTCAACTGCTTCTAGCATATTGAGTGTTTGGCGTATTAAATCGGGTTGCATGCTGATATTCCTAAGAGTTATGTTTTACTCTATATTTATCTGCTACCACTTACGGCAACTCCAGTAACGTGCTTTGGTCTTTGGTCCTGGGTTAGCACAATTATGTCTAGCACGGAAACTTTTACGAGCCTTTGGATTATTCTTTCTAATCCTCATTGCCTTGCCTTTAACACTTGACCCGCCATGCCCAAAATTAACTTTAATAACGTTACCTTTTGGATTCTTTACGTATACTTTAAATTTCTTTACATCGCCTTGCATAGGCTTGTTTAGTTTAACTTTACGGCCTTGATACTCTGCTTCAAACATGTCGTTATCGTCTACACTGTATCCTAGATAACCATATTCTTCATGAAAGTCTTGCGTATCTTCAAGTGTTACTTCTTCTTGTAGGGGCTTTGGTTTCTTGCCGAATAATGCAGAGTTATCCCGAGGGCTAACTCCAGGTGCGTCCGGTGGAGTGTTGGGATTAGTCGGGGAAGCTACGGCATTTGGCTTTACAACGGCAGGTTTTTTCTTACCCGGGGAATTTGGTTTCTTGCCGAATAATGCAGAATTATCCCGAGGGCTAGTTCCATTAGTAATTGTTTTTTCAAGGATGTGTTGTGTAACTTCATCTATACGCATTATTTTTTCTTCCTAGTTTTAACAGTGTTACTAACGTTTTTAGCTTTACCAGTACGATTTTTATTAGGATCGTCCCTACGTTTCTTATTTACTGCGGCGGCTATTGCTTTTTTGCCACCTTTTGCTCTTAATGATGCAGCTCTACTTTTACTAAGACACTTGGGCTTGCCTTCACTTTTTTTAGAATCTCCACATTTGCCTATGCGTTCGCCTTTGGTATTGTAACGATCCCAGCCGCCTCCGCCTGCTCCGCCTTTTTTGCCTTTGCCAAACCAAGCACGTAGGTCTTCGTGTAGCTCTTCAATACGCATCTTATTTCTTCTTTGAATTGCCCCAGTTAGAGGCACCAACTTTACGGCATTTTGTCAATGCGCCACTTGCGTATGCGCTGGGCCATACTT